GAGCTACCTTATGTGAAGGTTCCTGCTAATCATCCGCATGGGGCTTCTGCATCTGACAGAAGCAAAGGGTCATTATTCATTGAAATTTTGAGTCGCAAATTAGGACGTAATCCACTGTATTTCCAGTGTTCCAAATCTGATCAACGTAATCAACGCGCTGGGTCTAGAAGTTATTTCTGGGCCAAGGATCTGACTGCCACACCGGCTGTCTTTTCGCCGACACGAGGTGACGTGTTGGCCATGGTTGATGTAGATCAGTATGTGGACATGGGAACGTTTCTTGTTAGCAATTTCTTACCGTTGTGTTTGTATACTTTCCAGCCTTCCGCTGTCGCTGAAGACGAAGGTGAGTATACTTTCACGTTTAATGCGGATAATGAAGTGCTTTATCAAGTAGCAGGCGGGGCAACATACCGCCATCAAGTGTGGAATTACGCCGTTGATAATTTGTTGATATTCAAGATGTTCAGTTATGAAGGGTTGTTCAATTGGAGAACCTATTGTCCATTTAAGTGTGTTGCTTATTTGGTTGATAGAAAACAGACGGATAAGCATCATCAACTTGTGATGTTGACACCGGTGAAGAAATGGTGTGGTATTCCTGCCTTAATGGCTAGAATATTGCATGGGTCAGGGCTTAAGAGATTAAAGCCTGCACGCTCAAATGGATATTTGCGCTTGCGTGTGATAACTGATAAGGGTGCACTTGTTAGTACGGGACTGGTTGGTAGTCTCATCCAGGGTAGCTGTCCAGCTGCCATAGATGATGCTATCGCTTTAAAAGCCAGGAACTACAAGACAGGTGTTGCTCTAGGTATGGTCACACAGCTAGTGCCGGATAAAAATGCTGCAACTATGATATATGATTATCATAAGCAGCTTTATCCAGATGTTCATGACGAAGTATTCACTGGCGCATCATTTGTGAGGTCTTATCAGTTCGAACCTGAGGAATATGATCCTGATGCCAAACCATCCCTTACTGCATTCATGGAACCCATTGTAGATGGAGCCTTTGCTCCTTCAATGACAATGGCGAATGCTAAGAAGGGAGTGGAAGGTAGGATAGAGAAGGTAAAGTCTAAGGTAAACTTAACTAGGACTAATACCAGATTGGTTCATGAGTTCGTGGCAGAAATTGTTGCGGACCCTGTCAATTTTGGGTTGGCTGGCAGTGTTATACCGATTGAGCTTGATGAGGTTTATGAATCTCTGGAGAAACGGTCTCAGAAGAATATCTTCGAGATGGCTGTTTGGTTGATGTCCAGTGTATGGAACAAGGTTTGTGATGTAATGCTTAAGAGAGAAGCATATGGAAAATGTTCGGATCCCCGTTTGATTACTCAAATACCGGGGCCTGACAAGATTACATATGCTTGTTATCTTAAAGCTTTGAAGCATGGTCTTGTAAATCTGCACTGGTATGGGTCAGCTAAAACACCTGAAGATATTGCCCATAGGGTAGTTGAGATTTGTTTGAA